ATGTTGTGCTTGCCGCGGTTCTCACAGGCGCTGAGCCGGCGCGCCTCGACCAGCCAGCGCTCTGCCATCGCGGCCGCCTCGCCATTCGTCAGAGCCAGGGGCAAATCGGTTTGCGCCACCACCTCGCCAGTCGCATCCGGCAGGCTTGCCGCCACGGCCCGAACCGCAAAATCACTTTCGGCCTCAAGATAAATCAGCCGCAGGTGGTCCTGCATTTCGGCCTCCCCCATCCGGCCAAGCTCCGCCGCCTCGGCACCCTCGCCCTCGGCAAAGCCGTCCCGATCCAAGGCAATCGCCGCAAGCCCCGAACGCGGCACAAAGTGCAAGACACCCTCTCGCTCCACCGCATCCACCGAATGTGCCTGCGTCAAGGGTTGCAGCACAGTCCGGGCCGAAGTCACATCCGTCAGGCTATAGCCCCGGACGACCCCCATCGCCTGATCGGTATCCGCATCACGCAGGCCGGATTTCTCGCACAGTTCGGAAATCACGGCAGCCAAGGATTGATTGGCAGAGCGGCCGTTCAGCCAGTGGCCGGTTTCAAAATTGGCCCCATCATCCCAAAGCGGCTGATTGACCGGAAAGACCGGGAAAGGCCGCGCGTCCCAGGCCCATGCCAGTGAATGGTCAAAATCCAGCATCGGTCCGTGATAAAACAACGATGTTGGATTGTTGGCTGGATCGCGCCAAAACCGGGCCATGGCCGTGTAATAGGCCATCTGCACCAAATCATCTCGCTGGCCCGTTGAATAATAGGGCAAGGCGGATTCGGAGGATTTCGGATCCAGAAACTTGTTCGGCTGATTTGTACCCTTGTCGATGGCCGCACAGCCATATTCGGTAAAGCGGATCGGCTTTGACTGCGGCGCCCATGCCGTTGGCAGAGCTTGCCGGACACCATTGATGCGCGGGTGATGTTGGCAACTCCACCAGTTGCGCAGATCTTTGTAACGGTACACCCAAGGCTCGTCATAGGCACCGTCGGTGATCGGCGTGCGGGTTTGCGTCGCCCGATCAGCCTCACTGGCATAATACCAGTCAAACCCTTCACCGCCTGCAATATTTTCTTGCAAATAGGATGGATTATGGATCGCCCTCCATGCGCTGTCCGCATGGATCTCGCCTTCGCGCCAATCCGAAAGCGGCATGTAATTGTCGATCCCGATGAAGTCGATATTGCTGTTCGACCACAAGGGATCCAGATGGAAATAGACATTGGAATTGGCATGATAGCCGAAATATTCCGACCAATCCGCCGCATAAGTCAGCTTGCAATTCGGTCCCAAAATACCGCGGACGTCCGCCGCCAAAGCAATCAGTTTCGCCACCGCCGGAAAGCTGTCACCCGCACCGCGAATTTGGGTCAGCCCTCGCATCTCAGACCCGATGCAAAAGGCCTCCACCCCGCCTGCGGCGGCGCACAGATGCGCATTGTGAAGAATAAAGCGCCGATAGCTCCATTCGTTGGGGCCAGAATAGTTGATCGTCGCACCTGAACGCGAAAAATCCGCGGGGTTTGCAGTGCCGAAAAACGCAGCGACTTCCGTCGCGGCATCCGCTGTGCGGTCCGGCGTACCAGACCGCCCCGGCGCGATTGAGGTGGTGATACGCCCACGCCAAGGCAATTTTGGCTGGTCTGCGCCCCCGGTCCAAGGGTCATAAAGTCCATTCGCCACTGTCTGATCCATCAGGATGAACGGATAAAACGTCACATCCTTGCCTGCCGCGTTCAGCGCCTGAATGGCCTCGATCACCGCCTGATCGGTTGGCGTGCCGCCATAGATCGACCGCCCGTTCACCTGCGGCACCATCTCGGCCATAGCACGGCTGATCCCGCCCGACCGCCAGGACATGCCCACCCCGTCCATGGTCTTTTGTTCCACCTTGGGACGAATGGTACAGGTCCCACACCGCAAGTCATCCCCAAACCACGAGACAACCAAGGACGTCGCCCCGACGCCTGGCATCTCATCGCGCAACTGTTCCAGTGACAGCGCAAAGTCGGTCTGGTCGGTGGGCATATTCACATTGGCAGAACGGTTGACGCCCGGGGCAATCTCATAATGCACGGCAGTTGTGGCCAAAGAATACTCACCCGTGCCGGGGATCATGCAAACGCCGGGAACCGTCGCGGCCTGATCTTCGATGACAGGCTGCGCGGCGGGATCGGCGGCCCGCACCACCTCAAAGGTGAACTGCGGCACCCGGTTGCCATAGGCCGCAAGCGCGAGATCTTCAAAGACGACATAGGCAATGCCCCGATAGGCCGGTGCCTTGCCCGCCCCCTCCACCGCCGAAATCTTCGGATCGGGCAATTGGGTTTCGCTGCCCTTGTAAATCCGCATGTTCACCGTGTTGGTGGCAATCTCGTTGCCATCGGCCCAAATCCGGCCGACCCGGCGGATCTCGCCCTCGCACAGCGCAATCGCCACGCTGACCGAATAGCTGAATTCCGTGGTTTTGGGTGTGCCACCGCCCTTGCCGCCCCCGCCGCTTTCGGTGACAGTTTCCCTGAACCGTGTCGCCCAGATCACCTGCCCTGAAATGCGAACGCGTCCCCACACCCGGCTCACCGCGGTACCTTCGCTTGCTCCTGTCAGGCGAAAGCGTTCGATCTTGCCGATCTCGACCGCATCCGAACCACCACCAAGAATCCTCTGGTCAATCGCACGCCCCAACGTGGCCCCAACAGCCCGTCCTATGACGGCACCGGACAGACCCAGAACCGTGCCGCCAAAGCCCGAGCCAATGGCCGCACCGGCGGCCGACAAAAGGATGGTAGCCATGGGTCAAATCCCTTCAAGGAAAACGGAAAATCGCGGCCACCTTACGTCGCCACGGTTCTGAAAACGGCGACAGCACAACGCCGTGGCCGCTGTAGGCATGAATGAACGACGCCTCAGCGCCGCAACTGGCCAAAATCCCCAGATGCTTGGCCACGGCATCGGGCCGCATGCGAAAGAGCAGCACATCGCCCGGCGCTGCCTGCCCTTGGGCAACGGGCAGCAACAGATCGGTTGCCGCCTCAAACAGCGCCTCCTGACCCTGCGGCTCTGACCAATCGGCGGTGTAGGCTGGAATGACGCGCGGCTCCGCGCCGTAGATCTCGCGCCACACACCGCGCAGAAGACCAAGACAATCCGTCCCCGCACCCTTGCAACTGGCCTGATGCAGATAGGGCGTGCCAAGCCACCCCTCGGCCAGCGCCAATACCTGCGCGCCCCGGCTCATGCCTGCAAACTCCCCCCATCATTCACCGAAGTTCCGGTTGGATAGGCCGTCAACCAGTCTTCACCTGGAATGTGAGGAAAGCCGCGAAAATTATTGAAATTACTGAACTTTGATCGACAAGTCTCTGCTCGCCTGTCGCAGCCTACAAGCAGGCGGATACTGTCACCCGCCGCCAACACCGCGCCAGTGCCATGCCACAAATCCAGCACTCTGCCAGACGCGGTGCGCCGATCGCCCTTGACCATCACCATCGCACCGCGCGACGCACCGGACAGCACCTCGATCCGCCCCCGCTCAAACCAGCGGTCGGCAAAAGCGGTGCCACCTTCGATCCTAACCCGGCCCAGAACATCAATCTCGGCAATGTCAGCCGTTGCCCGATAGGCTGCCCCCTGCAGATTGATCTTGCACCGCCCATCGCCCAGCACCGCACTGCACCCGGCCTGAAACACCCGCCCCTGCGTCTGGTTCAGTCGCTCGGCAAGCCCCCGCAATTCCACCCTGAATGTGCCCGCCTTGCGGATCACCTCGCCAAAATTGCCGCGAAACTCGACCAGCCGCTGACCGACATCGGCCCAATTCACCAGCCAGCTTTGAACCTCGGCCCCGTCGAACCTGCCCTCGGCCAGATCGTCCTCTGACACCGAAGCATCTGACAAAGCACCAACCGCCTCGGAGTTGTCGACTGACAACCCCGTGGTCTGCTGCAACGCGCCTGCCGACAAACCACTGGCCGCCTTGAAGACATGCCCTTCGAACGACAGATCGCCGTCATGATCGGTAAAACCAAAGGTTTCACCATCGGTTCGCGTGACCAACCAGCAATGGCAAACGGTTGTGGTGCCGGTTGCCAGATGCGCCAAGACGTCATCCCGCGCCGTCATAGCCGCACCTCGATCACCGGCACATCCGGCACCTCGCCCGTATTGTAGGCCGCCAGCGATACAGCGATCCGGTCGGTATCGAACCGTACCGGCACATCAAATTCAAACCCAGCCGTGACCAGCGCCCCGATATCTGGGGGAGTCGTAAAACTCACCACCCCCGTTGTGGTGTTCACGGTAAAATCCGCGCCCTCAACCTTGGGGTCATCCGCAATCGCCAGCCTGACGGTGCCAACCACCGGCTTTGCCACCGGCCGCCAATACTCCTGTGCGCCGGACAGGTATCGCTTGCGCAACTGGAACGCCGTCGTCACCCCATCGCCAAAGCCCAAGCGCTGATCGGTCGGCGCGGTCGGCTGCGACGGAACCGATGATTTCCAATCCGCCCAATCTTTCCAACGAAACGCATGCAAGGGGCCGCGCCGCGCCTCGAAAAACGCAATCAAGATTTCCAAATCATCCAAAGACCGCAGCCCCATCCCGGCATCATAGCGGCGGCGCGAATGTTCCCAAGGGCTGTTGCGCTCCTCATGGCCATTGGCCAGCGTGACGATTTCGGTTCGCCGCTCTGGTCCGCCCAGCGCGCCCAAGGAAATGTCGGCCGGAAATCGAATGTCGTGAAATGCCATTGCCTTGCCCCTTAACGATTCTTCTGCCCACGCGACAGCATGCGCTGCGCCTGCGCGGCGATCTGGCTTTGACTGCGTTGAAAGCCCTGCACATCGGGGGTTGTGATGTTCATCACCACGGTCACCGGCCGGCCGCCCCCCGCCGCCTGCACGCCAAGCCGTCCATCAGCGCCGCGTGTCAGCGGCATAATCGCCTCTGGCCCCGCCTCGCCCATCAACCCTGTACCGCCCCGCATGGGAAAACTGGTCGCCTGCGCCACCACGCCCCCCTTGGCAAAGGGCATCACCCGGCCTTGCGCAAAGCTGCCGCCCTTTTCGAACGGCATGACATTGCTCAAAAGCCCGTTCAGCCCCTGCGCCAGCGCCCCGCCGACCGCGTTCTGCACCGGCTTCATCGCGATGCCGTAAACCGTATCCGACAAGGTGCGCCCGATGCCCTTCAAGGCATCCGACAACTTCATCCCGTCGAACACCAACCCGTCAAAGGCGCGCCGCAACCCGCCCCCGAGCCCATTGGACAGCGAGTTCACCTCGCGGCCCGTAAAAACCAGGCTCTCACGCATCCGCGAAAGCTCACCGTCAAAAGCTGCAACCATCCCGGCGCTGCCCGCCAGCGTTGCCTCCAAGGCCACGATCTGGTCCTGTACCTCTTCAATCTCTGCCACGATCCTTGCCCCTTTCCTGATCAGGATAAGCTGCCGCCAGCTCATCCAGCCGTTCCTTGGTCAAAGGCGGTATCGCCGCCTCACTCCCCAGCATCATTCGCAACTCCACGGGGCTAAGCCGCCAGAACTGATCGGGCGTCAGCCGCAACTGGCCAAGCCCCGCCCGCATCAGCCCCGGCCAATCCATCGCCCTCATGCTTCCCCCGGAAGGGCAAAGGCCCGGGCCAGCAACACTGCCGCCGACCGTGCGGCCTCCACCGCGC